TCGGCACCTTGTCGAAGACTTCGCTGAACTTCTGGAAAAAGACACGCAATACTTTTCTATGAGTGAGGCATTTGAGCATACCGACAGCGTAAATGCAGCAGCCCGCGCCGCCCTCGACGCCATGCTTGCCAAAGCACGAGAAGACGCGCTGCGAGAGGCGGCGGAACGGCTCCTCGGAAGCATAAAGCGCGAGTATGGAGATCACCGCGATTACCGCAAAGCCATCCTCCGAATGATCGACCGGACGGCAGAGGGGGAGGCGTGATGGAATTTGACCCAAAGGAAATTCACCTGCGCGTGATTGACCAGCGGATCGGCATGGGAATTGGAGGCTTGGATACCGTTATCAGGCTGTACCATGTGCCGACAGGGATTTTGATTGAAGTGCCGCGCGTTTCTAGCAGTCAATACTATGACAGGCAGATTGCGTTCGAGATGCTTGAAGCTGCCCTGACGCATCCGAAATCCCGTGCCGAAGGAGAATGATTGATGCGCGACTTGAGAGAATACACGACGAAGCGCGACATGGTGTGTTGGGTGAACGGTCTTTCTGTCGGCCTATCGGCAGGTGCTTTGATCGGCATCATCCTGTCGCATGTTTTGTAACCAAAGGAGGCTGACTGATGGATAAACGAGAACTAGTAGCGCGAGCTATTGCTCAGACTGACCCTGTATATGCAGAAGTCGGCTTGCTAGAGTTACATTGGAAAATGGCAGACGCTGCCATTGCAGCCCTTGAGCCTGTACGGATATGCGCAAAGTGCGGCCATCCTGAGAACAACCATCCTTATCGTCATCCGTTTGTAGGCATATAATAAAACCCCGGCAGTTGAGGCGCTGCCGGGGTCAATCGCGTAGGGTACACGATACCTGCATCCGGCAGGCGCGGTTTCCCCAACGGGGATCAGCTATCCCGCCCCGGTTCGCACCGCGCGGACAGGAAAATGAGCTTAGAGCCAGTGTCGGCGGCTACCGTTGCCAGATAGTCCGTCAGCGGCTTAATTAAGGCTAGGCACTCGACGCGATCCGGCACCGCTGGCCTGACGTGCTTTTCGCACCGCGCGTCTGGTCCGTCTGACATGCACATGACGGTTACGAGCATCCACATCATGAGCGGCACCCCGCCTCGAAGCCTAGCACAACGTCAGTACCGGCCTCACCAACCGGCTCAGGTGTTGCGGGATGTGCAACAAGTGCGCGGCGCAGATCAGCCACCGGGCGGTCAAGACCCGCGCACACGGCGCTGTCAGGGGCAGGACGCACGCAGCCTGTCAAGCCAAGGGCAATCACGATCAGCAGATAGCGCATCGTCAATCCTTTCGCGGTTTTCAATGTGTGTTTTGGCGTCGTCCAGTTCGCGCTTGGCCCATTCTGCGCTGGTGATGTAGAAAAACACGGCCCCGGCCATCACCGCGAGAATTGTCATCGGCAGCACGAAGCGCAGAACGAGCGCGGTCACGTCAGCCCCCGAAGGCACAACGCCACCTCATCCGCGCGGCGGTTGACCAACCCGCGCACGATCCTGTCGCCCGCGCGGTTCCACCAGCCGATAGCCTCACACCCGCCCGCAATGTCACCGGCATTCAGTCGCCGGGTTGCTGTGGACTTGCCCGCGCCCGCGATGCCCACGTTATAGGCCAAGCTGGTATAGGCCGCGTCACGGTGCGCTGTAAGCCGCTCTGTGCGTGTCTCAGGCGTGAAGTACCTGTGCAGCCCGTCACGATAGGAGCGCACCTCACGGGCCAGCATGTCGCGGCACTGCGCCTCGGAATAGCTGTCGCCCTGCCGGACGCCCTTTGTCTCGCCATAGCAGACGGTCCAGACTGGCGGGCTGGCGATGGTATCCAGATAGGCCGTGGTTCGCAGCCCTTCCCACTTGGCAATGAGCGGCACCGCTACAGCGTCGAAGTCTTGGATCGTGTAGGATTTACCAGTCGGTTCAGGGTCCGCAGTCTCGCGCGGGAACAGCGCAGCCATTGCAATCAGCATCGCAGCGCCGGACGAAAAGAACCGGGCGTCTTTCGGGTTGTCGATGCCTTGATCCGTGATCCGGCCAACGATGCCCGCGACGATCAGGCCAAGCCCCAGCCAAAACCAGATGCGCGGGTTGGTGTCGATCCCGGCGACGGCATAGATGACTTCGGGCGCGATCAGGGCGGCGATGCCTGCGTAGTTGCACCACATGGAAAAAGCACGGCGGGCAACGGCCCCCGCGTTGGGTATCATGCGCATAGGTCGCGCCTCCTTGAATGTGTGGGCTACCCGCCCCGCTTCATCAGCTCTTCGATATTCCGGTCAATCCGGTCGATGGTTTTGCTCTGGTTGGCTATCTGCTGCGCCATCACCGCAACCGTTGTTTTCTGCTCGGCCTGCTCGATTTTCACGGCTTCTGTTTCCTGATCGGCATGGGTGTTGCGTGCTTCCATTTTCGTGAACTTTTCTTCAAGTGTCGCAATCCCGCCAGAGAGCCGGTAATAGCCGCCGATGATTGCCGCGAACATTGTCAGAAAGGCGATGATTTCTGCCAGACTTGCATTCAATTCCATGACTGCACCTATTTACCGCGTGACGATTGAAACGCCGTAATTGCCAATCGCCGTAGACGATATGACATTACCGGCCACGCGGTTTGATGTGCCGAAACTGTAAATCCCCACGTTGCGCGTCACAGACCGCACCGGCGCATTGTTCACCTGCGAATTGAGAACCGACATTGACGGCACCTCGGCCACAATCGGCTCGCCCGGCTTGCAGCTATTGCCGGGACAATTCAGCGGCTGCGCCATCGCGGCACTACCGGACAAAGTCAGAGGAATTGCGTATTTCAGCATCGGGGTGTTCCTTTTGATGTTGGATTGGTTTTTGCTCAGTCGAAACGAAAGAGCGACACGGCCAGCCACATTGTCAGCCGCCGCCAGCGCGACACGCCGTCCGCGTGCAGGGCTTCGTGAAACTCTGCACCGGCGGTTGTTCTCGCCCAGCCCCGGCGCAGGAGTTCATCGTGCAGGGCCGCTGCCTTGAGGTATGCCGGGTTGTGCGGGTCAAACAGCCACCGGAGGCCGCGCGGGATCGACACGTCGAACACCGTGCCTTTCGGGACCGTGACGATCATGCCGCTGCCCTTGGTGCCGACCTCCCACATGAGCGGGCGTTCGGCGCGGTAGAGTATGCCCCCAACCCGAATGCACCAATCGCCGGGGTTGGTGTACGCGCTCACGGCCAGCCTGTCTCGATATCCACCGCGTCCAACTCCGCCTCAGTCGTCGCGGCTGTGATCTGCCCCGATAGCGTTGCCTCACGCGCGAAACACGCCTGAATGTGCGCCTCGATAGCGTCTGCGATGGCGATGATGGTTGCAGCGTCCAGCGGTGAGAACGTACCGTCCGTACCTTTCCATGCCGCGATTGTGTAATTGCTGTCTGCGGATGCCTTGACGTATGCCGCCGTCACTTTGCCCTGCGTGGTCCGGTCGGTTGCAATCGGTGTATTGCCCAGCGTCGTCCCGCCTTCCTCAGCAATGAAACGCCGCGCGGCCAAGTCCTGAACCTTTTGGGCCTTACGCTCCGCAAGCGTTAGTTGTGGGAATTGGTCAGCAGATACTTCGATGATCTGCCCTTTTTTCTGTACCAGAGGCATCAGACAGCCTCCTTATATGCGTAGAGCGAGAAGGTGCCTGCGGTGATGTTGTTGGAAAAGTCCTTGAGCCGCAGAACGTCTGCTTTTGAAGCGTTCTGTCGCCACCCCATGCTCTTATGACGATGTGCGTAAGCTGTTGCAGACGTCTTAATCGCCATTGTATTTGCATTGAGAGCAAACTGTTCACCTGTGTTGACAATATCAATGATTGAATGTGTAGGGTTATCGTCAAGGTCGTTACCAACAATTAGGATTCCGTTGGAAGGGTAACCCTGTACGGCGGAAACTCCTGTCGTAGAAAACCATTTGTCAGCTCTGTATGCGTAATTTGTGCTTTGGAAAGTCGACCCCCCGTCCAGCGAAATTGTGCCGAAAAGGTATGAGCCAGACGATGAGTATGTGAGGTCTTGGATAATAAGACGAAACCGCGAGTATTCCGCAGGCAGGTCAAAATCTACCGCCGAAACCGCTGTTGAGATGACTTCTTGTTGAATGAGCGTGATACCCGCCGTTCCACCCCCGCCGCTCGGCAGATCAGAGACCGGCGTTTTATAGAGCGTGCCGCTGCGCTCGATCATCAGCAGGTCAGTGCTAAGAACAGCCATCTTAAGGTGCCGCCGTCAGTTGCGAGATTGAGAAGCCCAATGCCTGCCCGGTCAGGGTCAATGGGTTGGTGTTCGTCGTGCCGACCAGCGTGACAGCCGCGTGCGACGCAGTGCGCATGGCGTCCAGATCGGTTGCCGCCGTGACCATCAGGTGCCCGACCTTTATGACCTGCGCCGGAACCATCAGCCCCGCGTTCGTGCCGTTCGCAGCCGGGATTGTCGCGTCGGTTCCTGTCGATGAAGCCACGACGCCTTGCGTTGCCGATGCGGTATAGGACAGGTCAGCGCCGCCCACGGACACGTCGAGACCTTCCTCTTCGGCCACTTTCGTGAAGCCCGACCCGCGCCACACATAGATCGCCCAGCCGCTTGTCACGGTCGCGTCCGCCGAAGCATCAACGACGAACACGCGGTCGCCAGTTGTCAGCCCGGTCAGAGCGTTCCGCGCCGCAATGTCCGCAACGTCGTATTCGGTCGATCCTATATTGGCTTGGACATACGCCAGAATGTCGGACCCCAGCACGTTGTAGACTGTGCTGCCGCGTTCGATGATGAAATAGTCAGAACCTTGAAGTGCCATGTTAGCCTCGCGTGAGTGAAGAAATGTCGTAGCGGATTTCGGAGCCAACCAGCTTGAACCCAGGTCCGACTTCTGACCCGGCCCCGGCAGGTCCAGTCGCGACGGTAAAGATCGGCGTGACCGTCACGGGCTGGCGAGACGGCGATACCGTGACAACCGTGTTCGGAAAGCCGGACACGGCGACAGAAACGGTGCTTTGCTTTGGGGCGACGGTAATCATTTGTAGACCACCCTCATGAGATTGGTGGACTGGTCATCGCCGTCCTTGCTGATCTTCACCCGGAAATTGTAGGGCGTGTTCTTCAGCAAATCCGCCGACCACTCGACACGGACAGTGATCTTGCCATCTGTCGGTGTGGCCGATTTCACCGCCGTGGTCAGGGCGCTAATTTCCGATGTCACATCCAGCAAGCTCACGGTCCAGTCGGTCAGGTCCACAACGCCGCCCGCGCCATCCGGCCACGGGATGTCAAACTCCAAATCCGAGCCGTAGTTGATTTCAAAGACCCCGACCGTCATGGCCAGCCATCCCACGACGACACGTCGCTCGGAATCGGGTCCAGTGCTTCCAGCGTGTCGGATGCTGCGCGGATCGCCGCGATCTGGGTCCAAAGCGCCTCACCTGCGGCCCATGCGTCCGCCTCGGCCTGCGTCCAGTTGGCCTCGCCCTTCTTGGCAAGTTGTGCTGCCTGCGCTGTCAAGTTGCGTTGCTTCCACTCAGGGCAAAGCGTGAGAATGCGGCGGTGCGCTTCGGCCTTGACCTGATCCGGCGTTCCCGGCGGCTTTGGCGCGGGTGTGAAGGACTGACCGTCCCAGAGGTCGCCAATCTTCGCGGCCCCCGCCTCGATCCAGTTATCCGCCAAGGGTGTGTCAGCCTTAGCGATGTTGACGACCTTGCCGTCTTCGATGATTGCGTATTTCATGGGGATTTCCTTACCAAGACCAGACAATCACGCGGCCATCTCCACCGCTGCCGCCGCCGCCGTCGTTGTTTGAAGCGCCGCCACCGCCGCCGGGGACCGCGCCGTCACTCGCAGCAGTGTCCGCAGCGTTGTTCGCCGCCCCGCCATCGCCGCCGAATACCGATGTTCCTGCTGCGGTGACGGGTGACTCACCGTTACATCCACCGCCACCAGCCCCGCCGATAACGGAATTTCCACCGGGATATGTTTCATCGCCTTTGAGGCCCGCGTCATACGCGCCCACGCTGGTGTCAACTCTGGCGCCAAGACTGCCCCCGCCGCCGGTAGCGACGACGGCCGATCCGAAAGACGAGTTTCCGCCAGCGCCGCCGTTATTAATCCCGCCGCTTGCGCCACCAGCGCCACCAGCGCCAACCGTCACGGTTTCCGTCGCAGACAGGTCGGACGCGCTTAGTAACTTATGAACACCCTGACCGCCCGAGCCACCCCGCGATATAGCAAATGAGACAGTAGAGTTCCCGCCGCCGCCGCCCCCAGCAACTGCTTCGACATACACCAGAGTTACGCCGCTCGGTTTTGTCCAAGTGCCGGACGAGGTGAAGGTCTCAACATACATTTTGCCGACATTGAGTTCCGTCCAGTCCGTGCCTTCTGTCGGCGTTGTTCCCGCCGCTGCTGTGGTTTTTTTGAGCCAAATCCCGTCAAGATAGCTGACACTTTCGCCAATAGCGTAAAGCGTGGCGGCGTCATAGTTGCCCTGAAAATTGACAGCACCGGCTGCGACTGTTTTTGCGGTCTCGGCAGCAGCGGCGTCGGTCGCCACATCGGACGCGGTACTGGCAAACCACGGCGCTGCGGTCGAAAGTTCATCCCTGAACGTGACTTGATACGCGACAAACGCATCGGCTCGGTCCGAAAAGGTCGTCGGATCATCCCGTGCTGGCGCAGCGGGCGGGGTAGAAAAAGTGGGCGTTGTCATGTGAGCGACTCCAGTTCAATTACGGCCTCAGAGATTTCTGCATATCGGGCGATTGGTTGGAAATTTGAAAAGAAACCATATGCCGCGTAATCGTTGTCCTCGTAACGACTGTCCACGGCGTAAACTGTGGCCGATGCGCGCCGCGCTGCAAGTTGCGACAGCAGCCAATTCGAGCGCCCGGTCGGGTACACAAATGTCACCGTGACGAGGTTGGTAAAGTCCCGTTCGATGACCTGAAACCGCCCAAAAATGTCCTGCTCTTTACGGCTAAAGTCTTCTATGCCAAGCGGCACATTATTGATTGCCTTGCCGAGCGCCACTTTGCGGCCAATAACCAACTGGCCAACTTTGACATTTGACGAAGGATTTTGAACCGTAATTGTCAAACTCATGTTGGTGTAAGGCGGAATGTCTGTGACAATCAAACTCGCTTTGGTAGACAACGGAACAAAATAATAGTCATACCAATCTCCGACAACGAATTTGTCATTCATATCGAAAGTTTTGCTATAGACCTCGGACCCGCTTACATTCCCGACAATCGTAATCGACGTGGCCACAAGTCCAAACAGCGCAACGCTGTCAACCGTGGTGGCGGATTGCAAAACCCATTGCACCGATGCGGCTTGTATTGTCGGGTCGCCGATGTATTGGTCAAAAGCCTTCCATCGGTTGGTGCTGCCGATATTGACCCACCATGTTCCATCATCGGTCACAGGGTCATTGCCCGTATTAGACGCTTGCACGCTTTCGAATATCGCGTGCGTTGTCCCAATCACGATAACCTTGTCGCCGTCGGCGTATGTTGTGCCAGATGCCCACTCGCCGAAATCGTCTTCGGAGACGGTGGATGACACCAACTCGGTGTTTGATATGGCAACCGGCACAATCATTTTGAAAGTCATGCTGTGCGCTCCTTGGGCAGTCCGTTGCGGTCAAAATCCTTGATCCTGCGCGCGGTGTCGCCGGTGTTGATTGTGGTCTGGCGGTTATACGCAGCCAGTCGTGACACCTCGGACCGCAGCGCCTTGATTTCCTCGACCAGTTCCCGGTTGGACAGCATGTCGCGGGTCTGGCTGGCGGTGTAGACGCGCGATGGCCCCATGTTGACCAATTCCGGCCCTTCCTCGCCAACAATCGCCAGACCGCCCGAGTGCATCCCGCCCCGCGCGTAGGCCGGAACCTCGCCGTTTGCGATTGCGCCTGACCGTATGGCATCCACCAGCGCCCCGCCTGTAAGGCCGCTGTTTTCCCAGAAATCGCCAGACGGCATCCGCCCGAGCATCGACATGAAGACCGCTTCAACCTCAGACAAAGGCGTTCTGCTGTCTTTTTGCGGAATGTTGTTGGCGGTAAATCCCGTTCCCGTTCCGCTAAATCCTGGCACAACGCCGGTTTGCGCTTCCTCTGACATGAACAGTTCTTTGAGGATTTGCGGGATTGTACGGCCTGCATCCATCTGTGCGCTGTAATAAGCTAGCCCTGCCGCTCCCACGTTCCTGCCGAGCGCCGCATCAAAGGCTTGGTTTATGGCTTTTGCCGATCCGGTCAAAAGATCTGCTGCGGCATCGCTCAGGATCGCGTTTGTCCGGTCGTCTGAAAAAACAGAGAACGCATCCGCGCCCATGCCCTGCAATAGCGCCGTGCCTTCGACCTTCATCAGCGCGCCGACCATTGCAGTTGCAAGCCGGTCAATGGCGTCAACGACTTCGCTTTGAGCGTCGTCAGCATCTTGGCTTGCGTCAATTACGTCTTTAAGAGCTTCTTCTAGCTGGTCTACCGGGTCCATTTGCAGATCGTACTTATCAACAAGCGCCTTGAGATACGTCATCCGCTCGGCGTGCCATGCTCGCTCGTCTTCGTAGGTTGCCGACGCTTCGGCCAGTGCGGCAACGGCCTGCTCAACCGACATGACCTCTTCGCCTGCCACATTCAGACCGTCCCTGATCTCCTCTAGTCGCGCGACTTCTGTGGCGTGGAATGCCGCGAAGTCGCTGTAGCTTGCCGATGCGGTTTCAAACTGGGTGACCGCCTGCGCCACGGAAATTGTGCTGCTGTCTATGCCGAGCAGCGCGTCGTACTGCTGTTGAATTGCCTTTTTCTGGTCCTGCAAGAGCGTGACTTGCATTTCTGCCGCCGCAAGGCCCGTGTCGGCGGCGCTCAACTGGCTTTCGGCAACTTCCTTTTGCTCTCGGATCGCAGCAGTCGTGCGGGCGTAGTCGAGCGCGTAGTCGGTCGCCGAACCAAACAGATTTTTTGACGGCGCGTTCAACGTGGCGAGAATCTTGGATAGCCTGTCCTCGTCCCGCGTACCTGTGCGCAATTCAGCCAACGCGCGCTCGCGCAACATCCGTTCTTCTTCGATTGTTCCCAGTCGGCGCGCGTCAAGCGCATCACGCAGCTTTTCGAAAATACCGCGCGCGCTGTCTGCCGCCTCTGCTGCCGCGTCAATTCCCTCCGACAGCCCCTCTATTTCTCGGTCTATCGCGCCAAATACCAAGCCAAGGGCGTCCGACAATTCCGATTCCGCTTCTGCAAGCCGATCACTCAAGTCGCTGATCTGGTCTGTGATGCTGCTGGCCTGCCGCTGGATTGCCTGATTAAGATTTCGGTGCGCAGTCTGCATTTGCCGCTCTGCCGATGCGAGGCGTTGGTCTGCTTCGCGCATGGCGGTTGATACCGCATTTGCGAGGCGTGCTTTGGCTTGCTGCAATGCAACCTGTGACGCATCAACCGCAGATTCGGCGGCAAAAGTAGCATCCGCGAACCCGCCGACTTGGGCTGTAAGGTAGCTTATCCCGCTGCTTAATGTGGCTGACAAAGACGCCATGCCACTCGCGGCATTTGACGCCGCCGAATAAACCGTATCCATCGCCACGGCGACTTGCATCATCATGGCAAAGGTCTGAGCGCCGCTGGCGGTCGTTACGTCAAGGCTCTCGACCATCGCGCGGAACCCGTCGCGCGTTTCCGGCACTTTCAGACCCAGCGCGGCAAACTCTTTCTGCACCCCGGCCAGCAGATTCCGCATCTGCTCACCTTCCGAGTAGAACGCTTGGTAGTAACTGCCGAGGGAGTTGGAAAACGCCTCCATGCCGCCAGACATTTCGATGAGCGTGGAGGCCATGTCTGCGTTTTCAAGCGTCTGGTTGACCATGCCCATGTTGAGCAATTCCATCGCCTGATTGACGGTGCCGATGGATAGCGTGAGGCGGTCCAGCGTGTCGGACATTTCCTCGCCCGAACGCTGGAAGGCTTCGAGCGCGCCTTCTGTGGCAAACTTGATAGCCTCAGAAAGCGCCGCTCGGATCACCTCTTCGCTTTCGCCCTCGAACGTCTCGCCGTCCTTGACTTCCGTGCGGTGCCGATAGCTGAACCCAGTCAAGTCGGTGCCAAGGCCGAACGCGTCCAAAGCGTCGATTGTGGCGTCAAGGCGAGTTTGCACAGCCGACTGCACCGAGTCGTCAAGGCGGGTGAAGTCACGACTGAAACCCGACGACATGCCAAAAGCGTTGTCTTGCTTCGTCTTCTCGTAGCTGTCCAATTCCAGTGAAGCGCCCTCAATCCGCGCACGCACGCCTTCTGCGACCAGCACTTCCGTTTTCTTGAACAGGCCCACAAGCGCCAGGCCAATTCCGATCACGGGAAGGGCGACCGATGCCGCCGCGCCGAACGCACCACCGCCCAAAGCGCCCGCAAGGCCGGAACCCGCGCCGAGCCCGAGGAAGCCCGTACCACCGCCCATGCCCAGCAACCCAGCGCCGCCGAACAGGCTACCCGTACCGCCACCAAGGCCAAGGAAACCAGACCCACCCATAAGGCTTCCAGCCTGGCTCAGAATGCCGCCACCCTGCCCCGCCATTGCCGCACCGCCTGCGCCCGTTGCCGCCGCACCAATGCCAATGGTGATTCTGTTCTTGAGCGCCGCCGCCGCCATGCTCTTGAGGCTGTTCACAAAGATATTCAGGATGCCTTTCATCCCGTCTTTGAAGCCATCGAACATATAGTCAACCATCTGCCCGAAAGCGTCGTTGACCTCGGACAGGATCGGGCTGGTCTCAAGGAATTGCGCGTTGAGGTCTTCGACCGCCGCCGCATACGCGCCATCGGATAGGCCGTTTTCCAGAAGCATGTCCAAGTTGGCGAGTTCGGCGTTGTACTTCTTGAGCGGGTCGGCCTCAAACTCGAGCGATTGAATTTCCGAGTTCAGCTTGTCGAAGTCCTTAGCCGCTGCACTTGCTGCCCCACCGCTTGCTGTTGTGGCTGATGTCGTTTCTGCCAGCGCGTCTGTCAGCCCCTCGTTTGTTTCGGTCAGAGTTTCGAGCGTGGCGATCTTGTCATCAAACCGCTTGATGGCCTCGGACTGCGCGACCATATCCGCGCCCTCCAATTCCATCCGGTTCAGAAGCGCCGCGCGCTCCGCCTTGATGGCTGCGATGCTTGCGTTTGTGCCGTTGTCGATCTGGTCCCGCAAAGATGCGTTGGCAATCGTCATGCTTTCGACTTGGCTGGCGACTGTTTCAGCCAAGCTGCCAAGCGCGGTCGGGACAAAGCCGAGGTTTGCGACCAAGACGCGGGCTTGCGCTGCTGCGCTTGACAACTGGACTGCAAGTCCCCGCGCCGCGCCCGCGCCTGCATTCGCGTTTGCCGCCCCGCGAGCGGACAAATCAACAATATCAACCCACTGCCCATTAACGAGAACAAGGCCGTCTTTCATATTGGCGATTTGTTCACGCAAAGTAGCTGCTGCGGATTCGGCGTCCGCAAATGCCTGCTCTTGTTCTTCGGAAAGCGTCACCGTTTCGCGCGCGCTTGCCAGCATCTGCTGTTGTTCATCCAACAGCGCAATCATCGTCTGCTCAAGTTGGCGGTAGCTTTCGACTTGCATCGCTGCCGCGCCGTCACCCTCTGACAGTGCTGCATTTACGCCGCGCATGGCCGCGCGAGTTGATTCAAGCCTGCCAAGGAGTTCGCCGTATCCGGCCTCCAACAATGTCTTTTGGACAAGTTGCTCTTTTTCTGCCGCAATAACATCGCGGATTGCCTCAGCTTCCATCAACCTCGATTCGGCAACTACAAGGCTAATCGCCCCGCTATTTTGCATTGCCTGCTGAAGCTGCCCAAGCTGGCGAATTTGATCGCCAAGAGCGATTGTCACGTTGTCGGTAGCAGTCTCAAACGCCGCTTGAATTTGGTCTTTGCCTTGGAATTTTGCAAAGAAATCGCCAACCGCCACGGCAACATCTGTTAACCGTCGCGCAAATTCAGTCGCGGCGTTCAGCGCCCCGATGAGAACAGCAGTAAGCCCCGCCTCACCCAAGGCAATCGCAAGCCCCTGCACCGTTGACATGAGCGTGTTTGCCGCACCGCCAAGGTTGTCGCGCATGATGCCAGCCATATCAGCCGCCGCACCTTCGACGTTTCCTAGTTCTTCGCCAAATTCGCCAACTCGGTCTGATGCTTCGGTCAGCACCAGCGCACCGCTTGCCGCCTCACGGCCAAAGATGGTCATTGCGTCGGCAGTCGATAGGCCGCGATCCTGCAACTGCCCGAAAATCTCTGTCAGTGACCGCGTGGCCGGGTCCACATCCGCAACGCTCAGGCCGTACCGTGACAGCGCATCCGCCGCCGCGTCGGTAGGTCCAGCCAAAGATGCCAGAACGCCTCTCAGCGCCGTCCCTGCGCGCTCCCCTTGGATACCAGCGTCAGACATGACGCCAATCGCCGCCGCTGTGTCCTGCAAGCTGATGTCCAGTGCCGCCGCGATAGGCGCAACGGTGGACATGGCCCCGCCAAGCTGTGACACGCTGGTATTTGACCGCGACGAAGCCGCCGCCAGAACGTCCGCAACCTGCGCCGCATCGCCAGCCGCCAAGCCAAAACCGGACAACACGTTGGACGAAATGTCCGCCGCCTCTGCCAGCCCCATTGCCGATGCCGTGGCAAGGTCCAGAACGGCGGGGATTGCCTTCATGCTTTCGGCTGCGTTGAAACCCGCCATCCCGAGGAACCGCAGGCCGTCCGCCGCTTGAGCCGCGCTAAATTCCGTTGTCGATCCGAGATCCTTGGCAACGTCGCGCAAGGCTTCCAGTTCGGTTGCCGTCGCTCCGGTGATAGCCGCGACTTGGCTCATGCTTGTTTCAAACTGGCGGATTACGGAAACAGCAGCACCAATGCTTGCGATTGCAGAAACAGCGCCCGCTGCTGCGACCGCGACCGCCCCGAAAGCCGCCTTGCCGGTCTTGCCGAACTTGCCAGCAATGCCCTCGGCCCGTTGACCTTCCTTGCCGAATTTGCCCAAATGGTCAGTGGCACGGACAACGCCCGTGGAATCCACGAAAAGACCTAATCTGGCGAGGTCGTCAGCCATAAAGCGCACTCCGAAGGAGAATTACATGAAGAAGATTTTGGGAACCATCGCCGCCGCATTGCTGGCAACTCAGGCTCACGCTGCCACATTCAAAAGCGGATATGCCGGGTGCGACACGAAGGCCGCACTCGACGAGTTTATCACCGCAGCGACAAAGGACGATCACCGGCACATGAATTCATTGCTTGGCAATGTCTGCGCTGCTGTTGGCGGGTTTGAGTATTCAGTCGTCAGTCGCGGCCTGACCAAAAGCCAAGTGCGCGTCTATGTTGGAAGCCGTAGCGTCCTGCTTTGGGTTCCAACTGCGGCAACTCGTTAAACCACACCCATCGCCCGGTCCATTGCCGCCCGCTGCCGTGCAATCACCTCGGCCTCTTGCTCCGGCGTAAGGCCGGGTTCCCAAGGCGCAAAGCAAGCCTTGCCGTCATACTCGTGATACGCGCTGACGTAGACCCGGCTTCCGTCCAAGATGTCTTGGAAGTCAATCGGGCCAAGGTCCGTGCAAGTCCCTTGCGCCCATGCTGTGAGCGTTTGCGGCGATAGCGGAACCATGCCCGCCGCGCCGATATCCCGCAGCCCCGCGCCGTGCAGGTAATGCACAAGTAATGCGGCCTTTGGCACGGGCGGGAGTGCGATATTGCCACCCTCCGCCCGCGCTGTTTGTGCCTTTTCGCTTCCCTTGCCGTGCCACCATGCCAGTGTGCGGCAATACAGGATCAGTTGTTCTCTGCGAGTGCCAAAAAATCATCAATCCCGCCCGCTTCGTCCTTCAACTGGCGGGTGATTGCGGGATATGTGGCAAACAACTCTTCGGCGCGACCCGGCGAAAAGTCCATGATGCCGCCGTTGCCGTCAGGGATGTTTTCCCAAGTCAACGTGGCGTCTGCCCAGTTCTCAGCCTCGGCCCCGCTGTTTTCCTCAAGAAACGCCTCAATCTCGATCTGGCTCATCTTGCCCATATCGACCGAGCCGCCGCTTTTCTTGATGCGCGCCGCAACGCGCTTGCGGGCTTTGGCTTGCAGTGTCGGGCTATCCGGCCCCAGCACTTTGATGCGCACGGGCTTGGTCTTGTCGGGGTTGCCGTCCTTGCCTGTGAGGTATGCCAGACGCGGCCCGTCCTTGAGGTGTACCCAAGCGCCGTCGTCGCAAATCTTCTTTGTGTCTTTGAATGCAAACATGGTGATCTGTCCTTTGTGATGGTGACTGGTGACAGTTGGGGCGACACGGCGTCACCGATCCGCGCCGCCCCGGTATCCCGCGCGGGATGCGTTATGGCGCGAGATAAGTCGCAACCAACCCCGTGCCGGTGACGGCAATCGTGCCTTTGAGGTATTGCGCAATGGTATCCAGAGGGATTGCGACGGACGCGCCAGCGGCAATCGAACCAGTCGAATAACCGCCGCTCACGTCCACGGAACCGACGCCAGCAACAGGAACAGTCGTCCCGCCGTCGCCGTCAATGTTTGCTGTAACGCCTGCGCCCGTGTCATTCCGCAAAATGAGAATGCTGCCGGGGACGTAGGCAATCGAGTTGGTCTCGGTCAGCGTCGTTTCAGTCGCCGCCCGTGACCCTGAACCCGCAATGCTGGTCTGTGCGATTACGGCCATTATGCAGCGACCTTAACCGTGGTTTTCTCGAACGCGATATTCACGTCCGCCATGACAACGGAGCCGGTTGTGAAGCCGGTCGGGCGATAGCTGCGAACGATGCCGATGCGGTAATAAACCGTGCCGTCCTTGAGCGTGAACTTCCACGCCACCTTGTCGCCAACCGCGCCTTCGATTGCGGCCTGGCCGGTGTCGCCATCATCGAAACCAACCGACAACGTGCCTTCGCCAGCGCGAAGAACGTCAGCGAACTTTTCTTCTTCGCCGGTTTGCAGGTTGTCAAATGTGGCAATGTCGTGTTCGCCGTCCATGTCGGGAACAGCGCCCAGCTTGCCGACAACCGAATACGTCAGGGCCGCAAAGCCCGTGCTGTCATGGGTTGCGGGGAGTGTGGTGGAAATGCCAGCGGCAATGCCGACTGCTTGTTGAAGGGCCATTGTGTGTCTCCTGTAATGGCTGCTGAAATGGCCCAGCGGGCCGGGTTATAGACCTGCTGGCCTATTTCGGGGCGACGGGTGTCAGCCCACCGCTAAACTCGACAAGGGCTTCACCTTCCGCCGCCGTGGCGTCCTGCACGATGCCGGAATAGAGCGCGCCATTGTCCATCTTGAGCGTGATTTTGCTGCCCTTCGCGGGAGCATCACCTTTGAAGCGTGCAGCCGGATATTCCACGTCGCCGCGCGTGATGTGCGTAAGGCGCGCGCCCGTGATCGGGCCTTTGGCAATCGGCGATTGTTCCGCCGTGGCGGTTTTCTTATCAGTCATGTCGGGGTTCCTTTGGTTAACGGATCGCTTGCCAGCGAACATGCACTTTGGTGCGCCAGTATGTGCCATCCCGGTAGCCTTCATCGGCATATGTCGGGTCAACGACAGTCACTTCGCCAACCCCGGCAGGCAGGCAAAGGTCAACGGGGAAATGCGCCTTGATAACTTCGGCGTGTTCGCGGCTCGTGCGCGTGCCAGTGTTCTTTGTCGCCATGATGTCCACAATCATCCGGCTGGATTGGAGCGAATGAGTGGAAAACCCGATACGCGCGGGTGGCGTCATGAGCAAGGTTGCAACCCAATAAGGCGCGACCGGAGCGACCGGCCTTTCCGACGTTGCAGGGTCTCGGTTCTCCCAAATAATCTTTGGGATTGTGGCTAAAGTATTCGCGGCGAGTTGCAGGCGATAGGTCAGCGCATCTTCGATGTCCTTATCCGTCATGGATACCTCGCAATCGCCGCTGCTACGCCCGCATTGACAAACTGTTGCCACTGGTCAGCCGCCCACTCGACAAAGTGAGCGCCCGGTCTGCCCCGGTTTCCGTTGTTCACCGCAGCCGCATATTCCATCGTCCAACGGAAGGTTGCGAAGTCGCCGCCCTTCATTGCGCCCGCGACGAACACATAGCTATCAGGCCCGATTACGCCATTGGCCCCGTTCAGCTCGGCCAAGAGGCTGTTTCGCAGCGCCCCGGTATCGACCGGCATTCGCCCGCCCTTGGAATTGGTTAGCTGTGCCGCCTCAAGAAGCCGCTCAACCGCGAACCGCAGAGCATAGTCGATCCGTTGTTCGTATTTGTAGACCGCCTGATTCATGTTGGCGAAGGTGTAGCGGGTCACGTGGTCCTGACCTGCATATAACATCGGCAATTTATGGTTTCGCCGCCCGGAGCGCCAAGGCTGGTGTCGCCGGGATATCGGAGTTGATACCCGCCGACCGTGAACGCCTCATCCTTGCCGACCTTCTGGCCGTCCGCCGCGCCGTGGCTTGCCCGCGTTCTGCTATCGCCAGTGTCCTGCCATGTCTTCGTCACGTCCGCCGCCGCGATGTTGTTGTTCGGGCTTTCGACAAGCTGGTCGATTGCCTCTTGCCGTCCCGCGTTCAACGCCTTGATGGTTTCGGTGCGTGCGATACGTTCGCCACGCTGCCGGAGTAACTTGTCCGCATACCGCCGCGCCATACTTTCGACCTGATCCGCCGCCCTGCCTTCCGCAGTGAGCCGGTCCCGGTAGTTCTGGACCCACCGCGCCTCGCGTGAGTGCAGCCCGACCAGACCGCCGCGCCGCTTGCCCCTGACGATCCGGCCCGAAATATCCAGCGCCGTCTTGCGCGGGTTTGCCCCGGCCTCCAAACCGCTGCGGATTGTCTCGGCCAACATCACCTTGGTATCTTCGACCACCTCAGTGACCAGCTTTGCGCCGATCTCGCGGATGATGCGTTCCGCGCGCTCATTTCGCCCTCCGAAGGACTGGATGACCCGCCGTCCCTGTGGAAGCCGCCGCGTTGCCCACTTGATGCTGTCCATCTGGTAGCGCCCACCCGCGACAACCGTAGCCGCCAGCGCCTCATCAAGCGCGTAGAGCGCCGCCTCATCCATCCGCAGGGCGTCGAACGCCGCCTGCACGTCCCCGCGATCTATGGCCTGCTCCAGCGCCCGCAAGGCTATGTTGCTGCGTACCTGTGACATGGATTGAACGAATGCGGCGCGTAAGCCGGGCCACGTTTCGTCTAGCAGCCGCAGGAAGTTGCGTCGGTTATCTTTCACGACTATCCTTCCCACTCATGTCCCAGCGCCGCATCCCTGTCGTGGTCAATCTGACCCCCGCCGAACACGCCGCGCTGTTGGATTTTGTCTCGAAGATCACAAACGAAACGAACCCGCCTGCGGTGGCGCGGTATCTGGTGATTGATTATCTGGTTTCAGAGTTGGGCTATGATCTGCCCGTGCCGGATGTTGAGGGATAGCCGCTGTTGGCGTGTCAGGCGGTCTTGGGCCATTGGTTACCGCCTGGACTTCGGCGGCGGCGGTGTGGTGGGTGCGGATGCGACGATGGGGTCAGAAAACCCAAGATCGTCCAATCGCTTCATCCGGCCTTCGATCTCATCCAGCATCGCCAGAATTTTCGCGGCCTTTTCCTTGGCTGCGTTCAGTTCGGTCATGTCTACGGTGATGCGACCGATCTCTGCCATGGCGGTTCCTTCCATGCGCTGAAACCCCGCAGGATGCAGGGCCGGTTTGACTATCGGTATTACCGATGGTCATTCGGGTTGTGGGTGGTTAGTCTTGCGGGGTTGCCGCCGATTTCCGGTTTTGCTTTAGCGCCTCTTGCACCTCTGCGACAGTTGGCCGGTTGGGGTTCAACGCCATCAAGATCGGGTCATTCTCAAGCTGACGCACAAAAGCGTCCAGTTCGTCTGCAAAGTTTTGCTTCATCACTCTCTCCCCTTCCCCGCCGCGCCTTCGTCAAACGCCGCCTGTGTCAGTGCCGCAAATATCACCGGGTCCACCTGCGCCAGCACCCACGCGCTGAACGTCTCGCCTCGGTCCAAGTGCCAGAGAATGCGAGCTAGGTGGTAGGTGGTCAAACAGACAATTCCAATTCGTAAAGCAGCGCCACGCCAGAAGGCGCAAGCGGTTTGACTGCGATGATTTCTTCAAACACAGTATCCGCCGCAACATCCGCCTTGGCAACACCAACCGCAATCACGTCAGACTTGAGCGGCTGCACCCCCGTCGCGTCAATGGTCAGTGTGCGTTTTTGCGTCCCGATCAGCGTGCCGTTCATGTCGCGGATGTCCCGCACGTCTTCAATCGCCACCACCTGATAATCAACCGGGTCGTTTGCCGGGTCCGCTGGTTCTTCCCAAGGGTTCTGTGGCTCGTCAGGCTCCGACGATGCGCGGCGGATGGTGCAGGGCTGGCCGAACTTGGCAACCAAGCGCGCGGCTGTGGCCTTTGGTCGGGCGTAGTTGAACGTCACACCCGCACCGCCGATCCTTGCACCAGCGACCCCCCACCCGTCGCAAGTAGCGGCCCGATCAGGTCGCGCACGACCAGCAGGACAGGGCGAACGCTGTCAGCGTCGGTGCGGCTCAGATCGTACTCCACGGCGATGCTGCCAACCTTCTCCACCTTCACCCGCTCAGACGGTGTGTAATCCGGCGTCATTGCGCCCGGTGTTGCTAGTTCGCGGCGCGTCACCTCGGCAGTTGCCCGCTCGATTTCATCCGGCACTTCGTCAGACGGGACTGAATAGCCGTCATCGTCCACAACGTCCCAACGGGGCCAAGCCAAAGCCTGACCGCCACCGATGGCGCTTCGGCCCTTGATCCGCTCACCCGCCCACTTGTAGCTGTCGGACATAAACGCAGTCGCCCGCACAATGCCTTGCTCAATCAGCGTGTCGGAATAGTCGCTGTAATCGTGGCCGCGTGCATCACAGTATGCCTTGAAATAGGCGACACTGATAAACCCGTTGGCGTCCGTCTTGCCGGTGCCATCCTCGACCACAAGCGTCATTTTCAGTCACCCACGAACATGATGGCGGAAAGCTGTTCCCGCAATTCATCGACCTTTGCCGTCTTGTCGAACACGGCGTCATGCGCTTCCAAAAGCATCACGACTTCCGGCTTTTTCAGCTTGGCGATATCCTCGGGGCTTTCGGGGATCTCCGATGCCTCGGCCACTTGGGCGCGCGGGTCGTCTGCATTGACGATCTTGCGGCGTCCGTCAATTTCAATCTCGACTGTCGGAATGCGGGGCATTTCAGGTTCCTTTCGGTTCGGGTTGATCTTGAGAAAGGGGCCACCGCAGCAGCCCCTCAGAAAGATCAGCCCAGCAGAATTGCAGCATGTTCCGGCTTGACCATCTTGACGCCCCAAGCCAGACCGACCTCGTACTTGACGCGGCGGTATTGCTTATACATCGCGATCTGAAACACCAGACCGGACACAGGGTCTTGCACGGTTGTCACGTCCGTCGCCTCGTCGCCGCCTTCCGGCATCGCAGGGACACGCGCCGCCAACAGCATCGCGTTTTGGCTGAATGCCATGTTTGCGGTGAAGTCATTGCCGATGGTCATTTCGACGGTATCAGCAAGAGCCTCACGCAAGCCAGGAGCGCCCAGAACGATATTGCCGGAAGCGCCCGCAAGGCCAGTCGTCACAACGTATTTGTTGGTGTCGCCTGCGAAGGTCACAACGTCACCGGCAAGGATACCAGAAGCGCCCGCCGTGCCGCCGTCCAGCGCGATTGTGGTTTCGCCAACAGGCTCACCGCCCGCCGCGTCGTAAAGCGTGCCGCTGCCCTTGGTGTGTGTTGCCACGCCTGCCGAAGTACCCATGACAAAGCCATGAAGTTCGCGCATCTGGCGCTGGCGGAGCATCGCCCCGGCATCGCCCGCTTCGTTGACCTTGAACAACTGCGACTGCTTGCCTTCCAGCTTGGCCCGTGCCGCGCTGCCCACAATCATAACGCGGCCCGACTGAGGCGCGCCGTTTTCGTCAAGAATGCGGTTGATCTCGGCAAGGTCGGTCATGTCGTCTGCGGTTCCAAACGGCGTGGTGCCTGCCGTGCCGTGCGCACGGGATGCCCCGGCATAGAGCGCGCCAAGGTCGGCCTCGACCGCATTCGCCAGCGTGCGGAACGCTTGGGAAAACTGGTCACGCAGGATGGTGTTGACGACGCCATCCTTGGTCACGGAAAGCTGCTCCTCGCCGGTCCAGCGGATCGGGTAGGCTTTGCTTTTCGAGATGGACAGGTCGGTGTAACCGATGGTCTGGTCGCCGCTGTCTGCCGGGTCATTGCCCGGTGTGATGTCTTCAAGCGCAGCCGCAGGAACGACAGGCGAACGGACAGTCTGACCGACTGCGCCGCTTTGGGCCGTCGCATCGCGCTGCACGTTCGGAATGAAGCCGATCAACTCGCGGGACACAACGTCCAACGAATTGTAAATGGTCGGGATAAGACCCGTTAAGGTGTTCATTTCAGTGATCCTTTGTGGTAAGATGGTGTTAAGGTTGGTGGGCCGTCCAGCCCGGTACGCCAATCACCATCCGGATCATGGCAATCAGACAAAGGAAGAACCAATGACTGAGAGAGTTTGCAGCGTTGATGGCTGCACCAAGAGCGCCGAAGCGAAGGACCACGGGCACCTTGGTATGTGTTGCGCCCACTATCAGCGCGTCCGCATCCACGGCGATCCGATAGTGAACAAAAGGGCGCAGCCAAAAGCGCCCCGGTTTAAGGAGTGCTCAATTGATGGCTGCGAAAGGAATGCGGCCCACGTCGCCAGCGGCAAAAAGGGCATGTGCTCGATGCACTACGCAAGAATGCGGAAACATGGCGACCCAAGCCGCGTTGACCGGGTAGCAAGTCCGGCAATGGATTGGCTGACCGCTCATGCTTCACATGAGTGCGACGACTGTCTGATTTGGCCGTTCGCTATCGGCGCAGATGGTTATGGGCGAGTTCACCGCCCGAAAGGCTCACTAACAACCGCTTCAAACCTCATGTGCGAGATGGTTCACGGGCCAAAGCCGTCACAAAAGCACGAAGCCGCCCATTCATGTGGCATGGGTAATACAGGTTGCGTGAACCCCCGTCACGTTTACTGGGCGACACCGAAGGAAAACCATGCTGACAAAATCAAACACGGCACGACAAACAGAGGCGAACAGCAAGGAGCATCTAGGCTCACCGAAGATGATATCCGGCAAATCCGCAGTCGGTCTGGGACCGAAAGCCAGTTGTCCCTTGCCCGTGAGTTTCAGGTTGACCCAAGCCATATATCCAAGATCGTGAATAGGCAGGCCTGGGGTTGGCTCGACTGACCGTTATTCTGCGAGGGTGTAGCCTTCGCCCAGTTTGGCTTGGCGGTCTGCATGGGGCATTGCGTCGAATTCAGCACGGCTCATCGTCTTGGACGACTGACCGCCCGAGCCTTGCTTTGCGCCGCCACCGGAATGCCCGGTTCCCTTCATGATGCTGTCGCGGTACGGAAACGCCTCGACCAGCGTTTCAAGCGCCTCATCAAAGTCGGCCAGTTCGCCGGGCTTCGACTTGGAGTAAATCGCGTTGCCGTTGGCGTCCTTGGCAATCATCTTGCCGTCTTCGAGGCTGAAATGCTCGCCAAACGTCTTTTCGACCATCGGGACCGGCACGGCCAGCTTGTCGGCAATGAATTTGGACCGGGCAAAGCTGCCGCCGATCTTTTCCTGCCGGAGTGCGTTTTCCAGTGCCGTCGCCTTCTCGACATACGGCTTGTATTCTTCGTCCTTGGCCTTGATCGCGGCCTGTTTGACCTTCTCGACCTCGCCCGCGTCAATCAGCTTCTTGTCGTCAAGGTTCTGGATTGTTTCGAGCGCCTTGATTGCCGCCGCTGGGTCTGTGATGCCTTCGAAGCCTTTAAGGCTCTTTTCTGCGGCTTCGGCGCGTTCCCGGTGGGATTTGGCCTCCCCGTTCAAGCGCGTGATTGTGGCAACGGTGCCGGGTGCGTCAAACGCCACTTGTTTTTCGCCGTCCATATAGACGGGTTTTCCGTCCTGCACTTCGGCGTAGGTCTTGCCTTCAATCTCAACAGTTTGGAGTTTCATTGCTCAGTCCTTTCGGGCATCCGCCCGGTTGCTATGGGCCATCCAGCCCGGTTCGCCCTTGTGCATCCGCACGTTAGGCCGTGAGTGGTGGTTCCTCGTCGTCGCCATCTTGTTCGCGGTTGATGACGGCGAAATCTTCCTTGCCATCGTATTCCGGTGACAGGATGTTGCGGCGCTTGGCCTCCGAAATCGTCGCCTCGCGGCTGATAATCGGAAAATCGCCTTCGCTCATTTTCAGCACATGCTCAAACGTGTCGTCGTCGCCCATGCCAAGGTCAAAGTCGGTGTCAATCAAGACTTCGGCCTCAAACGATTCCTTGAGCCAAAGTCCGGTAATCCGTAGCGCGTTTTCCAGCGCGTCTTTCAGGTTCAACGCCCACGCTTGGATGGCTGCGTTGCCCTTCTGAGCGGCAAAGGCTGTCGTTACCACTGTCAGGTTGCCGGATTGCGCGGTTAGCGGCTGTCGGCCCAATTCTCGCAGCGCCTGCCCCGTTTCCTTGATGTCGTCGGCCAGGAACCGCAGCGATGTTGCAGACGGCTCGACAAATGACCAAGAACCCGCCGCGCCTCCGTTTGTGTTGGGTGGCGCAAACAAGACCGAACCCGGCCCAACTGCGACCGCAAGCGGCTTGCCGTTGTCGCCCATTGGAGCGGATACCCCGTTGCCCGCAAGCATCGGAAACGCCGTCAACGCCTTGGCGTGCTTCAGCCCGCTTTCCTGTTGGAAATGCTCGACCTGTAGAAACGCGGCGTCCTGCATCGGTGGGTGGAAGCGCCAGGATTGCCCCATGCGACGGCCTGCGATGAAAGGCACCAGCGGAATGATCCCGATGCTGATAGGGTTCGGCCCTTCAATGCTGACCCATTCCTTTTGGCCCTTGTCGTCGCTGTCCTGTTCCTCGAAAACTTCGTATGTCGCGGGGCCGTAGCCGCCGCCGTCCAGCGGTTCGCGGTTGAGAACACGCACGCGGTTGTAGGTCTTTTCACCGTAGCCGCTGCGTTCGCTTGTCGGCTCGTGGATGCGCGCGTGGACAAACTCCTCGCGCCCGTCAATCATGTCGCTGTAGACCGCCAGCATGGATGTGGCCGGAACGCGCACCCAATAGGGCCGAACGCCTAGCCGCTGCTCATCTGCCCGCGTGGCGTTGGTCGGGACGCCCTTGGTGTAATCGACCAAGATCCAGTCAATCGCGTTGTTGATACCCGCAAAGAAGGTTTCGCCCGCGAACACATGCAGGTGATTGCCCTGCCCATCCACGTCTTCGATAAAGCGGGTGAATGTCTCCGGCGCGCCGTCTGCAATCGTTACCTCGGTTGAGAAAGGCCGCTGCGCAAGGTTCTCCACAATGTCGCGGTAAATATTTGTGAACTTGGCGTTGCTGCGCCGGTATTCGTAATCTTTCTCACGCTCTTGCGGAAACTTCGGAAGGTAGGTCTTCGCCGCTTGCCGCATTGCCTTTGCGCCGCCGAGGATGGTTTCAACCATGTCCCAATACGGTTTCATGGCGTTGTGGTCTGCCGATGTGTCGATGGGCTTCTTTTCAGTCATCATGCGCCCCGTATGTTCCGAATATGGCGGTTGGTACTTCCGGCGCAATCACCGGCCAGAACGCCATCACAATCGCGTCCGCAAGGTTCGGGGAGCGTGTCCCCGGCGGTGACTTATCGACCACCAATTTCATCGCGCCGGTTGAGCGGCTTGCGGTTGCCTGTCCGAGTTCTTTTTCGATCTGCCGCAACTTTGGCAGCGATGACGGCAGGCTAATCAGGTCATCCGGCGAATAGGTGACGCCCTCGGTGACTGCCCGATAGGTGCGCTCGAACCGCAAACGCAGCTCCCACCAGCCTTGCGCTTTCAAGTTGCTGTAGAAGTCCTTGTTCGTCGGTGACGCTTTGTCGGGATGCCCGTTTTCGTCCCGCAGAATGTGCTTGTCAGGGAATTGTACCCCGGCACCGGCTGACCACGGCGTTAGCTTGATGCCCTTTGGTAAGTGGCCCTCTGCGGCAAGCCGGTTTGCCTCAGACTTGACCCCGGCCCCGATGCCAACACTGTCATATTGCAACTCGACCGCACCGCGCCCCTGTAGCGCGCCTATAGCCTTGCGTGTGGTCTGGCCTGTGTCGCCTTCGCCCCAATCTTCTGCGGCGTCCAGCACCGCGCCCTTGCGGATCGCCAGCGCGTTCTTGTCCCCGCCCTCGTCTGCTACGTCCAAGCCCGCAATGGTTGCCCCTGTTGGCTCAAACCCAAGCGTGACGTGGGCATCTATCGCCGCTTTGATCCAAGCGTTCGGGATAATGACGCCATCGACCGAAGCCGAATAGTTCCTGTCCACCTCTTGCGCGAACACATGCAAAAGGCCGTCCGCCTCCGCCTTTTTCCGCCGCGCCTGATACCATTCCTCGGTTTTCGCGGGGTGATCCCGCCAATCCATGACAAAGACGTTTGTGACGCCGCTGTGCGCCTCTCCGCCGGTCCATTCGACACCGGCCTCGCGCCTGCGATGAAACACGTTGCCAAGGCCGTTGACTGACGAAATGTCGATCTGCACGCGGGTGTTGTCTGCAAGCGCCGCCTCTATTTTTTCCGGGCGCTCATAATGGGCGCTTTCGTCCTTGAAGTAGATCAGCTTTCGACCGCCGCGCCCGATGTTGTCACCAGCCTCGCCGGTGATTGTTGCGCCTGTTTTTGGATTGACGATCCGCATATAGGTCATGTGGTCGGTTTCGCTGAACCCCTCGGGCCAGAACTCGCGCGGCATACCGCGAATGAGCATCCGCATTTTTTCAAAGATGCTGTCAGGGTCGCCAATCTTATCGACTAGCTGCTCTTTGCGTGACCCCCAACCAACCGCCGCCCCATCCCAGAACCGCCAGAGCCAGACCGAAACAGCGCAACAAACCCAAGTCGCTCCCATATCACGAGCTTTTTCCATCAGCCCATTTTCTTCGCCGTGAAGCATCGCCATGATGAACTCGACCATTTCGGCTTGGCGCTCGAACATGATGAACGGCATTTTCGCCGGTGTCGTCTTGCCTGCGTTGCGCGGATCGTAAGTATCCAGCCAATGGTTGATGAACTCGACCGGATGCGTCCGGTAAAACTCCAGCGCCCCAGCCATTATTACCGGATCGGCGCGCATCCTAAGAAGCTGCTGCTGTCGCCATGCCCAAACCGGAACGTAGGCTGGTGGCCAGTTAGCCTTTGTCGCTGTGCAGGGTGGCAGCATAGGCTTCAGCGGCCTCCTGCGGCGTCATGGCTGTCGTCACGGTCTGTATCGGCCCGCCGCCTGCGCCGGTGTGTTCCCGCTTGTCGGCAAGGCCAAGATCGCGGGCGATGATGTTCGTATCGAGAAGGCCGGCAGCCGCACCGGTGAACTTTTGCTCCCAGATAACCGCCTCCACTCGCGTAATGACGTCCGATAAATCCGGGCGCGATTTTCGCCACTCATCCCATGTGGAACGGGAAATATCGAGGAAGACGCATAACCCCGTGATTGTCATGGCGCGGATGCGGGAGAATGTTTCCCGCGTCACTGCGCCTTGGAATGCAAAGCCTTTTTCCTCCGCAAGTGAGTTTTCTTCGACCCACTCGAAATATTCCACGCAAGACATCCAGAGATGTTCGCCATCTGCAAACTTTGGCTTGGGCCCTGCGCTCGATCGCGCCTCCCAAAGCCGGTTGCCCGACAGGAAGCGCCCGCTCTCGTCACGGTCGCTCATGTCGACCTCCGATGCTTAAAACACAAAACGCCCGAGAGGGGGTTCCTCCGGGCGTGGATCATAGTATCGCTGGCGATTATGTATGAGTTTGCATGGAATTTGCGCACAGTCAACCCTCCACCACCAGATGTAGCTTTCGCAACGCCTCAAGCGCCACCAGTCCGCGCCTCGTTGGCTTCCGGTCCCGCCATAGGTCAACACGCTCCAATCGAGCGTCAACCATGGCCCGGTGATGTTCCCTCGACAGGTGCCCGAGATGGCCTTGCCACTTCATCCAACCGTTAATCGCGTCCCGGTCCCGTGTCTCGCTGTCGCGCAGATCGACCGTGTGTCCGCTGTCGGTCTCCATGCGATCCGGCACCATTGCGATTGCCGCGCCCTTGGGGTGCTCTGACTGCCCGATGTAGCGGCGGCGATACTGATCCTCAGCAGCGCACCACGCCTTAAACGTCCGCCAAAGCCGCGTGCATTCCGCATCTGAGCACTTGGACTTCATCACCAGACCTATCTGAGAGCCAGCGTAGTCGTCGCTGAGTGCGGTCCTGCCCTTTTGGGTATCTTCGCCCCCGAAATGACGCACTCGCGCCTGCAGGGCGGTTCTCTGCGGGTCGTCGGCCTGTTGCCGTGTCCGTTCGACAAAGCACTTGTCCTTGCCGCGCTTCGGAACCTCCGCCAAGCCCAGCCCGTCCGGTGCATCGCGCTTTGCCCGCTTCGCCCTTCGTTTCGCGCCCTTGCTGTAGCTCGTCATCATTTACCTGCCTTGTGCCCGCTTACTTTCTCGACGACCTGAACCAAGAATGTTTCCAGGTCGGGGCGCTCCTCCGCCATAAAGTTTGCCACTGAGTTCGCATCAATTCGATCCGAGTAAAATCCATCCATGTTTACAGGATTGATGACACCCAAGCGCCCATCGGTGAGAAACCAATCGCGGTCAACATCCGCCGAATCGACCTGCACGATTGCAAAAACACAGCCCGTCACTTGACCCCCGCCAACTTCGCCACGCGCGGACTGAGTGATTTCTTGATTGACCCAAGTTGCGCCGTCGCGCTGTCCAGTCGATCCTTCTGCGCTTTCATTTCCGTCTTGATTCGGGCCACCTCGGTTTCTGCGGCATCAAGCTGATCGCGCAGACCGCTGAAGGCTGCGCGCGACTGCTCAAACGCTTCACTGAGTTTCGCCATGTCGTCGTTTGATCCGTCAGGCCCAAACTCGGCTTCCCGAATTTCTGCGACCCATCCAGGCATGACACCAAGAACATCAGCCACAGTGTCGTCAGTGTCGCCTCGCTGATACCGGCCCGCGTCTATGTCGTAGCACTCGGCCAGCATGGTTATGATCTCGATCCTCTGGCGTTTTGTCGGCTCACGGGGTGCGTCAGCCTTGGGCTCTTGCTTCATCGGTACGACCTTTCGTTTTGCCTCACACGTCGGACAACGGAGCTTGTTTTTGACGTAGGACCAGCCATGCGTCGTTAGCTTGCTCCTGACCTGCCCCTCGTCCGGGACCCAGACGTTGCCCGGATTGCGGCGGTAATCACACGTCACGCATTCTCGCCGCCCACAATCGTCGCATACCCCGTTCGCCTTCTAGACAGCGCCATTTGATTTCTTGATCGGCTCAATCATCGAGAAGCTCCTTTCGCGGTCATCATCGCGCTCCGTGTGCGTAGGTTTTGGGATTTGCGGGGGTGGTCATGCGTTGTCCTTGCGGTATCTCGCTGGGTCATCGAAGCGATGATAGGCCATCGTATGCGGCGCGAAACTCAGCCTCATGCTGCCCCGCTCAAAGCCGTAAAGCTGCACGTCCCGCACCTTCCAGCACTCGACGCGAACGAACTTCTCGCCCTCGTCAGTCTCGTCGTGATGGACGCTGAACCCGAGGCTTGGCTTGTTGAAGAACGCCGCGCTGTCGGCAATGTCGTATCCTGTCGGGCTGCGAGGCTTGCCTTCGGTCTGCATCTTGCGGGGGTGCGCGATCACGCAGATGTGGGTGTCGAATTGCTCTGCCCACTTGCGGATTTGCTGGAGTGCGAAGTTGATGTAGGACGTCATGTTTTCGCCCGGCTCTGGCAAGTGCTCCAGTTCGTTCCACGGGTCCACCAAGATCAGCTTGCAGTTATCGCGGACAGCCAGCGTGTAGATCATGTTCTTGAGCCAGCCGATATTGTGGATCGAGTCCTCAAAGGTCCGATGCACAATGCGGAAATGACGGTCGAGGAATGCTGCGCAAGCCTCCCGGTCAATCTTGGTCATTTCGCCCCAAGGCTTGCCGCTCTTGAGCCTCGCGAGGTGATCCCTGATCCGGTATGGGTGCGTTTCGAACGCCAGCATCCCGACGCGGATGTTTTCGCTCATGGCGACGTGATAGGCTGCGAAGGTCGAGAACGTGGACTTGCCCGCCCCTGGCGTTCCGGTGCCGACGGACATCGCGCCAACCTCAAAAGCCAAGACGTGATCGAACGGTGATGACCCCATGCGCAGGACGCGCCGATCCGGAAGCGGAGGCAGATCAGAGATCCCGGTGATGAACCCGCCCTCCGGGTCGATGCGCTTGGCTTCCAGCAGGCACTTGCCGAGTATGCCCTCGCCGTGCCGCACAAGCACGTCGTTCGCGTCCTTGCAGTCATCGGGCCACGTCACGAACCGCACGTCATGCCCGAGCAGGATGTTCGCCACGGCCTTGGGTAAGCTCCGGCCTGTCTCGTCGCTGTCGCCCGCCACGATCACGTAGGGCGCCTTGCGCAACAGCGGTTCAGCCTCGATCAGACATTCCCGCTTCGTGCCATCTGTGTTCCAGCCATCGGGCAGACTGACCGCGCGGGTGTACCCGGCCTGCATCACGGACAGACAGTCGATCTCGCCTTCGGTGATGACGATCGGGGCCTCGCCAGATCGCAGGCAATCCTCGTTGTATAGCCCGCGGCTGACGTTCGGAGTGCTGCGCCAGTCCTTGCGGTCAATCGCCCTGAATTTACCGGCGTAGGGCTTGCCGTCCCTGCGGTACGCGAACGCTGCCGCTTCGCCCAACCCCTGAATCGAGCGCGCGCCGACCCCCATGTGATCCAGCAAAGCGCTGTCCAGTTTGCGAACCTGTTCCAGCCATGTCCGAACGTCTGTCATCGAAGAATTCCCCACCTTGCCATCCGCAGTGCCAGCAGTGCCATTGAACGCCATCAGACTTGAACCCGACGCTCAGACACGGGTCGCGTTTGTTCTTCCGGCCCGCGCTGCACTCCGGGCAGGTCGTTCGCTGGTTGCCCTGCTGGTGCCGGACGGTGATCCCGTTCCGGTGCAGGATTTCGCTTGCTGTCTGCATGGCGTAGCGCCTCCCATCGTTGCAGTCCCTGAGCCTTGGCCGCGACGGTCTCAGCCTCGAAGCGTGTCATGCCGCCGTCGAACTCCATGATCGCGCTGCGTTCTTCGAATTGGTCAAAATCAAACATACGTGTTCTTCCACCCATCCCATGCGCTGTAGGTTTGAAGCTGCCCGTCATCGAGATACCGGGTGTCGCCGTCCTCCGGCTTTTTCCGCTTGGCCTTGACCGCCCGCTCCTCGATCGACTTCCTGATCCAGTTTCGCCAAGTCGCCTGCCAGTCGAGCTTGACGCCCTTCTGGCCGGGAACGCCCCGCCAGTAATCGCCAAACCGATCCGCCTCTCGCCGGACGCTCAACTCGTCCATGCCATGATCGACAGCCCACTGCCCCCAAGCCTTCGGAAGCGACCAGTCTTCTCGCAGTCGAGAACCCTTCTTTTTGGAAGAACCTTTAGGTTCTTCTTTTTCTACTGGTTCTGGTTCTGGTTCTGGTATGCTTTCGTTTGGGTTAACCGAATTTGAACCGTCCGCTTTTGTTAAGCTGTTGTTTTTGCTGTCTTTGGGCCTTCCACCTTTGGCACCATTTTGACGGTTCTTTGCGATTTTTTCTTGCGTATTTTTCCAAATTTTCAGCAAGTTTTTCTGCGAAATGTGGCCGTCTTCGAACGTCAGGAAGGGTGAAAGACGGTCCTTGATGCGCTTCCATTTGGCGACCGTGAGGCCCAAAATTCGGGCGTTGTCGCGGTCGTCATCAGGCACCCATCCGTTGCGCCGCCACATCGCCGCTAGCAGCAAAAGGTAGGCCCCGTGCTCCTCTGTGCTGAGGTGCGTCGTATCCGCCAGATAGGCGTCCCAAAACATGGGCATGGATGGTGCCTGACTCATACCTTGAACTCCGGGTTCCAGCTCGCCGTTTCAGCCTCCACAAGCCTCGCGTGGAGCGATTCCGCACCAGCTTCGTCGCCATCATTCAGGGCCTCGACAATGCGCCGGGACAGGATCTGTGCTTGCGTTTCGAGAGGCTCGATCACGTCGAATTCTGTGGTCTGTTCTGTCATGCCGCCCGCTCCGAAAACCCGACACCCCAAGCCCGCAGGCACTCGCGCACGTCGTCAATCGACCGCACGACGGCGACCCGATACCCGAGGCGCTCCAGGTGCGCGTGGACAGCCTTCTGCGATGGCGTGGCATAGTTGCCCTCGGCCTTGACCTCGAAGAAAATCGCGCCGACGGTTGCGTATGGCAGGACAATTAGATCGGGCCAGCCCGTGACCATGCCATTGGCCTTTTTCCGCACCGTCGCCATCATGGCCTTCTTGCCGGACAGGTGACTTTCCCCCGGCGCATGGTGTACCAGCGCATCCGGCATGACCGCGCGCAGGTACGCCACGATAGCGCGCTGAATGGGCGTCTCGCGATCAACTGCCACGTCTTGCCTCCAACTCAACCTGCCGCCGCAGCATATCCCCCCGACACTCCGCCGGGAAAACCTCGCCCCGCTCCCGGAACGCGGCCACGAGCGCGTCGAGTTCTTCGACGGTCGTGCAGGTTGCGATCTTGCGAGGGAGGTGCGGGTCGGGTTTCATGTGCCGCACTCCATCCACGCCCGTGCAAAGGCCCGGTCTGTGTGCAGGCGCGACATCGCCACCGCGACCGCTGCTTGAACGTCAGCCGACGGTTCGCGCTCGAACACACCGCCAATCGCCGCGCGGATCGGGCGGATTTGGTCGTGCAGGGCGGGTTTCGGCGCACCCGCGACAGGCTTTGGCGCTGGATTTACCGGCTTTGGCTTGGGCTTTGGTCGCGGCGTCTTACCTTGAGCGGCCAGCTTTTTGGCTTGATACCGGCGTGCGGATTCAGCCTTGCGCTCTGCCTGAATGCGTGGTGGCAATCCGCGCGGGACCAGCGGCTTGTTTGCCTCTAGCCCCATCTTGCGCCGGATATAGCGCACGCTTTGCCACGCCATGCCGCTTGTGAGTGCAATTTCTTCGTCTGTCAGGCCGCATTCGTGCAGGTGCGCAATAGATCGCCGCTTGCGTTCCGACTCCAGCGTCACCGGTGACGTGATGTTGTTATACCGCCTGATCTCGAAAATTTGACGGACGCACATGCCCATCTTTGCCGCGATTTCTTTGTCATTCATCCCGGCGGCTGCATAGGTGGCGACGGTCTTGGCGGTGGCGTTCATGTCGTTACCCCCTTTAAAAGCCCCGATGCGCGAGCAGGCGCACCGGGGGAGTTTCCAACAGGAAGATTGCCGGGTTCGGAGCCGCAGCCCCCGGCGTAGCTGTCTGAGCGGACGGAACGCCGCCGACCCCGAATTCTCGCGCGAGGCTTTGACCCTGGGAGGAGTTGAGCAGCCTCGCGCTGGCCCGACGCGGAGGTCTCGCGCTGGGTGTGGGGATGTGGGTTTGTGGGGTCATTGTGCCTCCAGTGACGCCCGAGCGCGCCGCAGCGCCTCTATGGCTTCATCAATCTCGGTGATCGCCTGCGCCCGGTCCTTTTCAGCATCCGACTGCTGGGCCGCGAGGATCGCGCACACGGCCTCCCCGCTTTCCTTGCTGATCGACCCGGCGTGCATCAGCGCAGACCCGCGTGCCGTTCTGGCATCGGGGTTCATGCGCCGCGCCATGAGCCGTGTAATCGGATAGCGCCCGCAGGCATCTTCCAGCGCGATCACATCATCGACCGGCCAGCCGTGCAGGCCTGACATGCGCTTCGACAAAGTTCCCTTGCCAACATGCTGACCCGTGCGGGCGTTGATCGTTTCCGCGGCGGCATCGAGGCAGCCGAATTGGCCATCAATCATGGCCGACATTTGAGCGTTGATCAGGCGACGAAGGTCAGTCACGCGCAACCTCGTTTCCTTGCGCGCGGGTAACTGGGTGCGCATGTGTTAGGTATGGAAAGGAGAACAGCATCATTCAGGCCCCGCTTCACGAAGGCGCAGTGTCCGCTTGATGGTCAGATCATTGACCCGGTGTTCAATCTCGATGGACTCGACACGCGGCGCGAAGTGCTCAAGGATTTCCGAGAATTCCTGCGGGCGATTCTCATCGGAGGCCGATATGACTTTTGGGCCTGTTTCAGTTTCGGACATCTTGAAGATCCTCGATCAGGTTCCGGGGTGGAAAACGATCCGGGCGCTTCCCGGTCGCGTGGAGGCGCTGGAAGCGCGAATTGCGGCACTGGAGGCTGCGCTTGAGAAGCCCGCCAAAGCCCCGGGCGAGTCATGCCCCACATGCGGAGAACGCGCCCTGCGCAGAGCGTCGTCGCGGCCAATGGGTGGCGAACTGGGCCAGCTTGGCGGTCGCATCGAGACATGGGCCTGCGCTGAGTGCGGCGCTACAGACGAGCGGACCAAGCTGCCGGGAGGTTGATGAGACAGCGTGTTCATGCCGCGTCCTCGGAGGTTTGGGGTTGAGATGCGCGCTCCAGCGCCAGCGTCTCAAACGAAACATTTTGCCCGCGCTTTTTAGCCGCGCGAACGATCTCAGCATCATACTTGGCCGGAATCGACCGTCTCTGATGCCATGCCGCAACCGTCGGATATGGCTTGCCAAGCTCGGCTGCCATTTCTTTGAGGGTCGGCCATATGCGGAAAATACGCTCCATGCGTAATTATATGCGGTATGCGTTTCGCATTGTCAACGCCAAGCGCATAGAGATGCGTGGTAAACGCATAGAATGAATGATGCGAATGAAAGACTTCGAGCGGCCCGAGAGAAGGCAGGCTTCAAGAATGCCTCGGACGCCGCCAGCGCCAAGGGTTGGACGTACAGCACATATGCTGGCCACGAGAATGGCTCGCGGCAAATATTGCCGGACGCAGCGAATAAATACGCTAGAGCCTTTGGCGTGTCTGCAAACTACATTCTGTTTGGGACCGGCTCAGAAATAACTAGCGTCGAAAGCGACGACACGATCCACACGAACGGAACGTTCATCCCGGTCTATGACGTCCAAGCCAGCGCAGGCTTCGGCGCGCTGGTCGATTACGAGGAGCAGACGCACAGCCTCGCCTTCCCGCCGGACTACCTTCGCAAATTGACAGGCGCGTCACCGAAGCACTTGGTGATCATCAGCACCAAGGGCGACAGCATGGAGCCGACACTGCTGGATGATGACATCGTGTTGGTCGATACGTCAAAGACGCACATGGGATACGAGGGCATGTTCGTTCTTCGCCACAACGACACGCTGCTGGTAAAGCGCGCGGGTATGGCGCCAAAGCCCGGTCACGTCACTCTGATTTCTGACAACAAAGCCTATCCGCCGGTCGAGGCGCGTCTTGAGGATCTGCACGTTGTCGGCAAGGTTCTGTGGTACGGGAGGAAGGTTTGATGTCATCCCCCATCCGCCTGCACTGGCCCCAGGAGCTGGTGAGGAAGGTTTGATGGAATGGCTGGAGGCCTTTTCAGCTTGGATTGAGGCTCCTGCGTCCTATAATTGGGTTGCCCTTATTGGAGTGGCCGCAGCCGTGATAACCGCCTTCGCAACAGGATATTCCGCTAACCTTGATCGGCTAAGTAGGCGAGAGAGGATTACTGCCGAATGGTCCTTTGAGAATGAAGCGGATCGACTGAGGGTAACGCTGCAAGTCAAGAACCAGACCCAGACGACACTGGATGGCGACAGAATTCGAGTTCGCGGTCCGGTCCGAGATGTTACTCCGGCTACTAGAGAGGCCAAGCATGAAAGCTGGTCAAACTTTGAGTGCCCGTTTCGATTTGCAGTAAAGCCCGGCGGCAGCGAGACTTTCTCGTTCATAATCGTGCCGGACCCTCAGCTACTCCGCCACTCAGCGACATCGTGGCTCGGCGGCCCAAGATCTTGGGTGGGCAGATCACTCTGGCGACTGTTTGGCTGGAGATTGGAATTCGGCCCCAGGTTTTCGATCACTTCGAGGCTGCGAAGAAGATCGTCTCCGATGCGACCGATCCGCTTGACTGCCGTTAAGAGAATATATGACCCAATGGCAATAAAGATGGCTGAAGCCATCGAGGCCAAAGCCGACACCAAGTAAGGTTCGATCCCAAGCATTGCTACCCTCCATGAACCCCGCTCCGGCGGGGTTTTTTGTTGCCGCCAGCGGAGTGCTGGCAGGGGTAGTGTAGCAGGTTGATTCGGGCAGCGCATTATCTGCGCATATTTTTACGCGCTACGCATTGACAACGCATAACGCATAACGCATATTCTCCCCAACGGCACACCGCCAGACGGGAGAACCACATGCTCTACACCAACGCCCAACTCGACGCTGAGATCAGCCGCCTTCGTGCTGCCCGGTACGTCGCGCCGCCCGCCGATGCACCGATGGCGCACCACTTCATCACATGGAACGGCTGGGACGTGTTCTCGACCAAGGACGACTGCGACAGTCGCGGCGGCAAGGCCAAGGTCAGCTATTTCGCGGTGCATCAGGACACCGGAGAACAGCGCGAGATCGACATCAGCCCGTATGGGTATGGCGACATGCGCCTGATCCGCCGCATCGTTGATCTTGGCTTTCCCAAGCGCCTGACCTGCGCGCCGCTCACGCACGAAGACTGCGACCAGATCGCGGCGCTGAGTGTGAGGGCTGCGGAATGACCCACGCAAAGAACATGAAGGTGCTCAACGCGGCGATTTACGACGCGATCCGCTCCGGCAACCGCGAAGGCCAGCCCGTGACCGCGCTGCGTGAAATGGCGGCGGATATTGACCACCTGATCGACCACGGCTGCACCCGCGCGGAAATGCGCGAGCGCATCAAGGCAAAGCGCCAGATCGAGGCAGCGGAATGACCAGCATCTACACCCAGCAATTCACGGTGGGACCGCTCACGCTTGCAGCGCAAGGCGAGTCCCTGATTATTGACGCTTGCGGAAAACGTATGGCGCATATCTGCGGCCTGCCGCCCCACGTCGCAGCCCACACCGCCGCCGCGTTCAACCGCGCCATGCAGGCTGTGCCGGATAAGTCTGGCGGCTGGACCTACACCACCAAGTCTGGGGTCTGGCACATTGTCAACGAAGGCAAGCCGTTCGGCTTCCGCGCCCAGCACGACGACATCACCGGCGACAATGACCCGGCATGGATGTTTACCGAGGCATCGACGCTGATCGACTGCATGGACGCAATCGACGTTATTGAGTCCGAAAACACCTGCACCGAATGCCACGCGCTTGTTGGTGACGACGCGACCGACATGCAGGACGGCAGGCGGTGGCTCTGCCCTGACTGCCTTACTGCGGAACAAGAACACGAACGCGGGCTTGCGGAGATGGCCGACGACGACCGGGCACATGCGGCCATGGAGCGGGTGGCGGGCCTATGATCCGCGAATTTCTCACCGACCTTATTGGCGCGCTGTGTGTGTTTCCCGGCCTGCCGATGCTCTTTCTCTTCATCGCTCACGGCATGGGGTACTGACATGAAAAACCAAAACGACCGCAAGACGCCCGTCTATGACGCTGAGTTCTTCGAGCCAAAGCGCCGCGAGCGCGGGCTTGGTGTCGCTCCGGTGCTGTGGATGTTGTTCGTCTGTCTGACGTGCCTGGCGATTGTGCTGTGGGGGGTGGTGTTGTGACCTCTCATGCACTTGATCGCCTCGCCGAACGGTTCCCCGACATCGCGCCTGCGGACGCAATGTCACAGATCATCGCAGCCATGCGGAACGGCAAGGCGCGGCACGTCGCGGACAGCATCACCGCGGGGAAAGCGGCCTATGCCGTGATCCTCGAGGGTGGCGCGGTGTGCTTTCCGGTCATGTCAGGTGACGGCGCGGTGATCACTGTTCTGATCGAAGGCATGGACTTCGACACCCCGACCGGGCGCATTGCTCTTGAGCGCCCCGGCCTGCCCTACGGCGTCCACCAGCTTGACGAAGCGGCGTATCATTCTGACCCAGCCAAGATGCCTAGCCTGTCGTCTACACTGGCGCGCAAGCTGCTGTCGCAATCCCCGCTGCACGCCTGGACGGCGCACCCGCGGCTGAACCCGGACTGGCAACCGACCATCAAGGCCACGTTCGACATCGGGAAGGCCGCGCACGCTGCCATTCTCGGGCGCGGCGCCGGGTGGAAGGTGTACCCGCCCGAGGTTCTGGGCGCAAACGGTGCAGCCAACACGAAGGCTGCCAAGGAGTTCGCCGAGGAAACCCGAGCGCAGGGCATGGTGCCGCTGAAGCAGGATCAGGAAGACCAGATCCTCGCCATGAAGGCCAAGATGGCCGAGGCGCTGCTCGAGTACCGGATCGACCTTGACCCGGCGTGCTCCGAGATCGTGGCGCTGGCCGAAGTGGAAGGCGTGCCGTGCCGCACGATGATCGACAACGTGCCGCTCGACCCACGCCAGCCGCTCTATGACCTCAAGACGTGCGAGAGCGCCGCGCCTGATACTTGCATGAAGGCCGTTATGAATTACGACTATGATGTGCAGGCGCGGCACTACCTGGACACATGGAAAGAGGCGACCGGCGAAGATCGCGCCTTCCGGTTCATCTTTCAGGAGAAGTCCGCACCCTTCGAGGTCTGCGTTGTGGAGTTGTCCCAAGACAGTCTCGAGATGGCTGGGCGCAAAGTGACCCGCGCCCGCGAGATTTGGCGCAACTGCGTCCAGTCCGACTATTGGCCGGGATACCCTCGAGGCGTCCACCAGATCGCCCTGCCTGAATTCTTCCACGGAAAATGGCTCGAGCAGGAGAGCGTGATCAAGGATTTCCGCCAGCAGACCGGGCGCGACATTCTTGACTTCGCACACCGGTGGCAGGCCCCCGAAAATCACAAGCTCGCAGGAGAGTAATCATGATGCACGTTCGCTTTATCCCGGTCGCCGAATTGAACGATCCGCTGACACTGGCCATCGGCCTGTCCGGTGGATCGGGCACCGGCAAGACCTACACCGCCCTGCTGATGGCGCGCGGAATCGCCGAAACTGTCACCGGCAAGCCCGGTGCGCCTATCGGTTATGTGGACACCGAGAACCGCCGCGCCCTGCACTACAAGCAGGCGTTCCCGGAAATGGTGCACTACGACATGAAGGCCGTTGACGACAGCGGCAATATGATCGGCTTCGGGCCGGAACGCTGGATCGAAGTCATCGACGCCGCAGAGGCCGCAGGCCTGCCCGTTGTGATCCTCGACAGCTTTTCCCACGCATGGGAAGGCGTTGGCGGCGTTCTGGACCTGCACGCGCAGACACTGGACCGGCTGACCGGTGGCGACGACAGCAAAAAGAACCAGCGCAGCCAACTTGCATGGGCCGACGTGAAGCCCCGGTATCGCCGCCTGATCGACCGGATCGTCCGGGCCAAGTGCAACATCATCATCTGCACCCGCGCCAAGCCCGTCATGCAGGAGAAGTCCTCGAAGACCGGGTGGAAGGAAGTCAACGCCCGCGCCACCAAGACCCGCCGCGCTGATGTGCCTTGGGACCCGGCCAGCGATGGCGATCTTATGTTCGAGATGACGACGATGGTTATCCTCGACCCCGCCGCACCTGGTTGTCCTGTCCACCAGATCAAGGTCGCGGACCAGTTCAAGGGCTTGCTCGACCCGAGCCGCCCCATGAATGAGACAACGGGCCGCGCGATGGCGGAATGGGCCAAGGGCCAAGGCGATGCGCAGGCGCAGAAGGCTGTGCTGGACCGGGCTCGTGCTGCCGCCCGAGAAGGCCGGGATTCATTCATTGCCTTCTACCAGAGCACCGAAGGCAAGGCGCAGCGCCCGTTGATCAAGACCATCCTCGAGGAGTGCCAAGGCCTCGCGGACAAGGCCGACGCCGCAAAGGTGGCCGACGACAGCGACAACCCGTTTGGATTGCCGCCCGAGGACGACCACCGCCTCACCCCCGAGGATGAAGAGCGCATCCGCCGGGAAATCGAGGAAGAGAACCGCAAGGCCATGGAGGCAGAACAGTGAACGATCAAGCACCAATCCCGACATCCGAAGCACTCGTGATCCCGCAAGGCACCGACCTTGTGAGCCTGTTCAGCGCGCCCGACCTACCCGACCAATTCCGCTGCGCATCCTTCGCCGCCGAATACCTCCGCCGGTTCTGCGACATCCAGAGCCGCCGCGACCTTGCCACCAACATCGACGCCCGCGCCCGGTTCCGGATCCTCCGCACCGAATTCGACGCATGGACCGGGCGGATAGCCAGCCAGAGGTGACAGCATGACCGAAGCCATCCGCATGACCCTGAGCACGACCGACGCGCAGGGCAACATGATCACAACGCCGGAATTCACTAGCGACGATCTGAAACGCGCCGCAGACCAGATTAGGAAAGGCCCCCCCATGAAACACGATGCCGACTTCGCCAAACAGGCCGAACAAGCCTACCGCGTCACCGCAGACGAGCTGCGCAGCTTCATCGAACGGTTCGAACGCCTCGACGCCGAAAAGAAGGACATCGCCGACCAGCAGAAAGAGGTCATGGCCGAAAGTAAGGCGCGCGGATACGACACCAAGATTATCCGTAAGGTGATCGCCCTGCGCAAGCGCGAACCCGACGACATAGCCGAGGAAGAGGCGGTTCTTGCGATGTACAAAGAAGCGTTGGGGATGGCGTGATGGCTGATCTACTCACCAAAAAGCCCGCGCATTCCGAAGGCTGGTACTGGTCACGATCCGATACCGATTCCTGCTATGGCCCCTTTGAAACCCGCGAGATTGCTGCCGATCAATTCTGGCATGATGGCGATGGACAGGATGCGTTCAACGACCTTGAGGGAGACAACCCCGGCCTGACCAAAGAGGCATTCTTGGCGCAGTGGGAATACATCAGCTATCTGCACAAGCGCGCCATTTCAACGGACGTGTTTGATGCCGACATTGCCCTCGAAAACTTCGCGGAGAAAAACGAAGACGCGATCTGGCAGGAAGGCGATTGGCCGGAATGGTCGAACGCCGAAGCCAAGCGCGAGTTGGAATTGATGCTGGCGGATGCGCTGTACCGTTGGGCTGAAAAGCACGACGCGTGGCAGCAATTTCGGGCGCTGGCGTGACCAGATGCCCGACCCATACCTTCAACAGCAACGGCAAACGCCAGCACCGGAGATAGACAATGACCGCCGACCGCATCCACGTTTTTTACACCGACGCCGCAAACGGCTGGGCCGTGACTGTTCTTGACGAAAACGAATTTCAGGTTGGTGAAGCCGAGTATTCTTACCGCAAGTCGGACGCCATCGAATGCGCAAAGCGCCACGGCTTGCCTGTTCACATCTTTGGGCGCAACGGCCTGTTTCAGCGCATCGCCTAAGCCCCCACGCGGGGCCACGCGCCCCGCTCCACACAGGAGCAACGACATGACGGCCCTCTTTCGCAACACCGCCACCCTCACCGCCGCCCGCTTGGGCCTTGCCACCGCACCGACATGGGCGCGCTTGTCCGACACGCAAGCCGACGCCAGCGAAGCATGGGGCATGGCAACCGACCCGCAAAACGAACTCGGCGAACTCTGCACCGCCCACCACGATTATGCGGATGTGTGGGATTACATGGCCGAAGAATGGGTCCGCACCTGCGTCCTGCAAGGCGTCGAAGTCAAAGGCGGAACCGCTGGCGACTGGACAACGACATACCACACACGCGCCGACCTCGTTGCTCGCCTTGGTGAAGCATGGGTTGAGCAAGTGGAAACAGAACACCCGCGATGACCGCGCGTGTCGTGGTGGCATTGCCGGACGACTGGCCCCGGCAAGTAAGACCACCGCGCATTAAATGGAGAGACACATGACCGTATCAATCAACATTCACGACGCCAAAAAGGCGGAACACATCACGCTGGATGCGCGCGGCAATGACGTGCTGCGCTTTGCAGAGGGCGATAATTGGGCGACATTGTTTGTCCCGCCCCACGTTGCCGAACACACCGCAGCCGCGTTTAACCGCGCAATGCAGGCGGTGCCGGATCGCGCCGGAGGCTGGACCTACACCACCAAGTCTGGGGTCTGGCACATTGTCAACGAAGGCAAGCCGTTCGGCTTCCGCGCCCAGCACGACGACATCACAGGCGACAATGACCCCGCTTGGATGTTTGCGAATGCCCCCAGCCTGATCGGCGTTATGGATGAAATCGACGAGATTGAAGCGGAGCACGAATGCGCCGAATGCAACCGCCTAGTTGGTGACGATGCCCTGACAGAATTGCAAGGCGACCGCTACCTTTGCCACGATTGCCTTTGGTCGGCAGGCGAGCGCGCTCAGGCAATGCGCGAGATGGCCGAAGACGACAAAGCCCACGCGGCGCGGGAAAAGGCGATGGGGCTATGACCGAATATCAACACCCCATGCGCAAGGCGCGACTGTGCGTCTATCAGCAAGTGTCAGGCGATGGCCCTGCGTTCGTTGCGCACTTTGAACCGCACAAAACTTACCCGATGCAGTTTCGCGGTGACACACAAGAGCAAGTCACAGAACGCGCTGAGGCGTTTCGCTGGGAAGCCATCGAAAAGAACGAAGCCGCGTCTGTGGCACGTCAAAAGGCGCTCGAAAAGGCACGCGCAGCACGCAAGGCAAAGGAAGCCGCAGCATGACCACGCAAAGCGCCCGCCAGACCACGCTTGCGGAATACCTCAGCGCCGCAATCAGTGCGTTTTTGGACAGCCATCCAGACACCGAATTGGAGACGGTGCGCCGCGCAATACACGACACCGCGACAGATGCGGATGTGATTTACGAAAGGGCTTTGAAATGAAGCACGAAACAAACGTCAAACCGTCTTTTAATTGGGTTAAACCATCGCGCGGCGGTGGTGGATATGGAGGCAATGCAGAAGGTGCGCGCATTGCTATCTATGCGGCGGGAAAGCACAGGCCGCAGCTTTCAATTGCTCTTTACGGTGACACGATGAAGTCAATGCGATGGGTGATCGGTGATCGTGTTGAAGTTGGGTTTGGCGTTGCTAGCAAGTGCATTGCTATTCGTCGCGTTCCCTCTGGCGGCTTTGCTTTGACCGCGCTTTTTACGCCCAAAGATCGCCGTGAGAATGCGATGGGGAAGTCGTTGTCGGCAGTTGTCAAATTGACAGCACCGAATGAATTGCTGCGAGCGTTCCACGGAAAAACAAATGTACCCCCAGAAGGCTTGGCTGAGGTCGATGGCATTCTTGTTTTGCCATTTCATTACGACGATGGGGAATGAAATGAAACGTCAGAACACCAAGACGCCCGTCTATGACGCCGAATACATCGAAAGCAGTAGCGGCCCTTGGCGGCACAAGCCCCGCCCGCGCTATGTGGACGCCCGCCCGCTTGGCTGGTTGGGTATCGTTGCCATCGCGGCGCTGTTTGTCGCGGCGCTGGTGATTGTCGGAGGTGTGTGGTGATGGATGATCTGATCGAACGCCTGCGCGCCAACGCTTTGGACGAATGCGACGAAGCCATCGACCGCATCGAAGCCCTAGAAGCCCGTGTAGCTGCGGCGGACGCGCTGGCGGAGGCGGCTGGCGAATTGAGCTTGTCTAAGTATGGGTTGAAGGCCTGCCGCGTCAGAACCGCCCTCGCAACATACCAAGCCACAAAGGATAGAAACCTATGAGTGATATGCCCACCAAAATCGCGGCTTGGCGTTTTATCCCAGAAAAAGCGGATGAATGGCTGCACGGCGGATGGTCAGAAGATCACGACCACAAAACGACAAGCTACATTTCCGAAGACTACTTCAACGCACATGTTGCGGTTCTGACTGCCCAAATCTACCGACTGACTGCGGCTGGCGATAACCTGACTGCATGGGTGGATGAACGTGGGACACCGGATGTTCGCAAGTGGGACAAGGCGCGCGACGAAGCGTTTAAAGCATCCACCCTCGCCAAGTCTGCGCCCATGATGCGTGCGCTGGCGTCTAATCCTGTGCCGAGGGAGCAGAGCGATGGGTGACGCGCTACTTTCCGGCCCGAAGCCCGAATTGCTGCCGTGTCCGTTCTGCGGCGCATCGCCCCACTGGATGCTGTCCAAGATCAAGCACTGTCAGTTGCATGGCGACCCGTATCAATACCGCATCATAGCCTGCCCGAAAGGTCACGCTCAAGTCAGGATGCTGAGTAACGACGCGGCATCGGAGACATGGAACACACGAAAGGGAACGATTAAATGAGCTTACCTTACCGATTTGACAGATACAGAAACGGCAGACTGATGGCTGAGGGTATAAAGGTCAACAAAGAAAACTGCCTTGAAGATGCGATCAGGGTCGCAGCCCGATTGGCGGATCACGGTGATGTTCTTGTGTATGATGTAGCCCTAGAGGCCCGTGTCGCGGCTGCGGATAAGCTGGCGGAGTTGTTAAAAGAAGCGCGTGTTGATCTTGCGGGCTATGTTGCTGCCGACTGGCCCGAAGACTTGCGCGCAAAATACCCAACCTACGAAAACAAACACAGGCGCGACATGGCCCTTTGCTGGCAGATAGATGCCGCCCTCGCCGCCTACCAAGCCACAAAGGAGGGGGAGTGATGCGACAGTTTTTCAAACGGTTATTTTGTAGCCACGAATGGGTCTTGTGCAAATATCAGGCTTTAGTGCCGGGAACAGATTGGTGCTGTCGAAAATGCGGAAAGCATCAGAGAGACCAATGACAGCCCCCGCCCGCGCCACCCTGCACGCCATAATCGCCGCCGCTTTGGCCGCGCAAGTTGAAAGGAAACGGAAGTGACTAAAGTAATACTCATGACATTTAGAAAGGCTGAAAACGGCTTTGTAATGGAATTGGCCTCAGAAACCCAAGGCGTCAGAGGAATAGAATATGTCGCGCGTGCTCCAAGCGATTTACGCGAAACAGCAAACGGCGTTCTTGAACAGAGGTTGAGCGCAGTGATTGAGGAGTTGATAAAATGACCCCCATCATCGTCACCAGCGCAGGCACGGCCTGCCCCGTCGCCCCCGCGCCTGAGAAAATATGGGGAACAATGAAATGAGCGGACTTTGCGAATTTGAAGACGACGTTATCCGCCTGTGTGCTGGCCTGCCCCAAGACAGCATCACAGGTTGGGGCGCTGGTCTGGGCGCTGCTTTAGGCCCGCTGCATCGGGGCGGATACCTGAAGCGTGAAATCATCGCTGACAAGATAACATACAGCGCCACCGAAAAAGGATTGGCGGCGATTGGAGGCAAAAATGAAAGCGCCTGAGAAAATATGGGGAAGCCGTTACGACAAGCAATGGTCATTTGCCGATTGCGGCAACGCCATCCTCGCCCTGATCCCCACGGCAGAGGGGGAGGCGTGAATGCCCGCCGCCCGTCCGTCACTCACACCTCTGTTACGCCCGTCCGAGGCAGCGCAAGTTCTGGGCGTGTGTGAAAAAACCTTGCAGAAGTGCAGGGCGCGCGGGCTAAGGTATGTCACCGTCACAAACGGCGCGATCCGATATCGGGCCGATGATCTGCAAGCCTTCATAGATGCCAACACATGCCTTTCAGAACCGCCAAGAGCAAAGTCTACCAATACGACATTCAAATCGGCGGTTGTCGATTTCGAGGCAGCACTGGCACAGACGACTACGAGGAAGCCAAGGCGGTAGAGGCCGAGGTCAGGCGCAACGCCAAGACCAAGCGAACAACGGATTACACGATTTCAGAAGCATTTGGCACATACCACATGGAAGTGTGCCAGTATCAAACCAGCGCCGGAACAAGCGCCAGCCAAGCCAAGGCGATCCTTGCGCACATCCCCGGCAAGACGCGCATGGCTGACCTAGAACAAGCCGATCTGATGCGCATGACCCAGAAGATGCGCGCCCGATGCGCCAACGGCACTGTAAACCGCCGCCTGCAATACATGGGACGGGCCTTGCGCCACATGGCGAAAATGCACCGCGCCACATTGCCCGATCTGGATTTCCGGTCCGTCGAGGCCAAGGAAGCGCAAGAGCGTGTCAGGGAGTTGTCACCGGATGAGCAAGCGCGTCTATTCAAGCATCTGCCGTTCGACCTGCAAGAGCCGGTGCGGTTTTGCCTAATGACCGGCGCGCGGATCAGCACAATGGTCCGCCTGCAATGGCGTGAGGTTGGCGAAACGGATATGCTGTTTCACCTGAAAGGCGGCGCGACAATGCGCTTTCCGATCACCCGCGAAATGCGCGCGCTGTTGTCGGCCTTGCCCAAATCGAACGTCATTGATGAGCGCCGCTTTGTCTTCACCCGCTTGCACAAGCCGACCGGGCAGCGCGTCCGTATCGTGCCGAAGGGCGGCGTGTTCAATCAGGAATTCAGAGAGGCCATAGCGGCGGCCGGGATTGTCGATTTCAGATTCCATGATCTGCGCCACACGTTCGCAACGCGCATGCTAAGACAGACCGGAAATATCAAGCTCGTGTCCCGACTTCTGGGTCACAGCAGCATCGAAACAACGGCGCGATATGCTCACGTTTTGGTCGATGATATGCGCGCCGCGTTGGAAGGGTTCAGCCCCGTTTCCGGCACCGACCCCCAGAATAACCCCCAGAGAGTGCAGTCAAGTGATTGATTTCATTAAGGCGTAAGACGGCTTCCCAAGCTTACGTTGCGGGTTCGATTCCCGCTACCCGCTCCAAGTAATCAAGAAAAATAAACATTAAATACCAATGGCTTGGCGTGGATTTTCGCGCCAAAATCAAGACCCGATCAAGAATCGTGATGGGAAAAATCGGGAACGTCTGGGGCTGTTTTGGAGCATGACCCCCAGAGAAACCCCCAGAGCGTTAATCTGACTGCTGCTTAGATTCACCTGTTGGCGGTCTCGCAAACTCGCCGCGCGGGTCCCAGAAATCATTTGGAACCGTTGTGGTCTCGAATGGCAGGCTCTTGCCCAGTGTCTTTTCAAGCTGCTTGTGCGCTCCACGCTCGATCAAGAACCGCGAGAACAAGCGAAGTTGCCGGGTGTCATTTTCGCTGCGTGTGATCACTCTGACTGCTCCTTCTGTAACCATGCCGGGCTTTCTACACCTAGCGTCGTCCAGTCGAATGTGTCTTGGAAAAGCTCACAAACAAATTTCGCTTCTGTTCGCTGATATGTCTTGAACCTTGTAACGGAACCCGGCCCATCAATATCAAACGCGGTCACCGTATCATTCGGTTTCTTTTGGCAATGACCTAGGGGGCGGGTATATGTCGGCTCGTACCTCCAAAAGTCGCAGCCTGCGCAGCACTTTCCAAATGCAAGATAAAGCTGATCAATCATATCAAGTGGCCTTGGTGGGCATTCGTGCCTTGCTTGACCGCATGTCTCGCAGATCATTCTGACTGCTCCCCGGATTCAATGGAAACGTTTGGCGAGTTGCACTGACAAGAGCGCACATGCGGCGACCATATCACCTTGCAAGACGGACACTGCCAGCCCTGCATGTGTTGCGGCAGTGTGTGCCTGTTGAAGCTGTCAATCGCCTTCCTGATCGACGTGTCGTCCATTCCTGCGGCTAGTGGCATCAGTCAGCCTCCATAAATTCACTCATAGTTACTGCCTTTCTGACCCGGCTCATTTGAGTCAGTGCAGGTGTTTTCGTGGTGCTTTGCCTTGGGGCAACGCTTGTTGCCGCATTTTTCGCACACTCGAAAATACGGGTAGTCAGGCCAACATGCTGAACAAGTGCATCTGTTACCCATCGCTCTGGCCCTCCTTGGGCTCAATCATTTCGACCATGTGCATGGCCCATTGCGCATCCAGTATCTCGTGCCAGATCAGCCAGCGGATAGTGTCAGCGGCTCGCGGACATGACTTGTCGGCTTCTTCTAGGACCGCGCGCAAGTGGGCGTAGTTTCGCGCCTCGTGTTTTCCGACTGTCGATGTCTTCTTAGCTGCGTCACGTATGACGGCATTGCCGCGATTGCGGGCGTTCTGCTCGTGAGCCTTGAAGGACTTAATCGCTGCTTGCAGGTCCACCGGACGCCTCCTTGGGTTTGCTGCGGTCCGCGTATGCCAAGCGCCGCGTCCGATCTCTTTCGGCAGCCTCGACCAACGCATTAAAAGTTTCTGTCGCGCGCTGAATGTCGCTCTGATAAAGCGCCTCAATAGCCCCCGGCGTGAACCCTCGCTCAGCCTTGCTTGCCTCGCCTGCGTTCTTACCCATCTGACTGCTCCATCTATTTCTTCCAACGATTGCCGTACCGGCGCTTCAAGTGATGCGCCTCGAACCGCTGGCCCATGATCTGTTCCGTCCGGTCCAGAACGTAACGCATCGCGTTCATGCTGCGGTAAAGCGTCTTGATCTTCTTGTCCTGATCCGCGTCCGGCGTGAACATCGCCGGACGGCCCCGGTTATCTTCTTTCGGCTCGGACGGCAGGACGTGAACCCGGTTGCCTTGGGCCTCTAGCGCGGCTTTGATGTGCTGCGCCTCTGCACCGCGCCCGAGGTCACTCATGGTGATGATGTGGATGTCGTCACCATCCTGCACATCCACGTCACGCTTGGTCATAATCGACATGGCCTCGCGCTCCTGGCGGCTGGTTGTTTCGTCGTCAATGAACGCCTGATCCATGCCGTCTGGCACGTCTGACGACTTGCGCCGGTATCCGTAGAAAATGTTCATGCCTGCCCTTTTACGCTGCTTCTGAGTCTCGCGCAACTATACAGGCATAAATAAATCTAGCAATGTGATTATTTGCTCTTTCATAGGCGCAAATTCTGTGTATATTGGACTCAACGCAAGACAAATTCGAGGACTGCCAGATGCAGGAAAAAGCAGAACAGATAGCCGCGCTACTGGCTGAGATCGACAGGCTGGAGGGAGAAGATAGATCGTCGTTTCGTGAGCAATCACGCCGACCTGCCGCTTGGGCTTGGGTTGCGCGGCGCGTTTGGCCTTCTGTATTTCCTTGCGACGGTTCTTCTTACGAGGCATCGCTCTGGCTCCCCCTCTCACTT